CATTCAGTTTGAACTGTAAACATTATTTCTTTTTCTTCTTTGTATCTTTTAACTTCTTTTTCTCTAATTCGCAATAGTGAATGATCTTGTCAAGATCTTCTATTCCGTTTTTATGCATGTATCTACAAACGTATTTCACAACACAGCCTTGAAAAAACGAAAGATTATTTTTTGAAATAAATTCGTATGGCTGTATGTTAAAATACATGTAATGTGATCCGCCTATTTGTTTGTTTTGTGGTTTGACTTTATCTATTTCATCAAACATACCTACGTCCGTCATACTATTGGTGCTCCTATGTTGTATTGATATTCGTAATGCTGCGTGCATACAAATAAATTTTCTTTGGTTCTAGTTATACCTACGAAAAATAAACGATGCTCCGGATCAGGATCTCTTTTTGCTGACTCGTATATTATTCTCTCTATATCAGTAAAGAGAACTACATTATCGCACTCCTCTCCTTTAACACCGTGTATTGTAGATAATTTTATTCTTGCAGGTTTCATTAAATCATCACCTGATTCTAATAATTTTTTTATATATAGTTTACTATCCTCTGGAAAGTTTAGTGTCTCCCAGCTCCCCGTCGCTCGCAACCCGTGTTCAGATTTTAGTCCATCTAAATCTATCGCGGTTATACTTTCTAGTGTCTTACCACCAGCGAAACCTCTAACAAGATGTCCTTGTTTTACCGTCAAAAAGTCCCATAGATCTTTTACATCTTCTTTACTTACAACAGCACCTTGATGTAAACGTTGCCAAACTCTGTACGCATTTAACATTTTTTTAGGAAGTAACTCTTGTGCTTTCGCTTCAAATCTATAATTCATGCTGTATAAATACTCACGTAATCTTTCTAACATTTTATTTGTTCTAGTCAATATCATCCAGTTACCTTGATGCATAGGTAGTTCTTCGAAGTTTGCATTCATACTTACAGATCCCTCAGCATCTCTTGGTTCCCATTTTTTATCGAGACGTTGAGACATGTGTGGAAATATAGTTGTTGCTAGTCTATGCACAGATCTTGGCACTCTACGTGATTGTATCTGTGGGTCGAACATACCTTTTAAATTTATAAATATTTTTGGTGAAGCCCCTTGAAACGTATAAATAGTTTGATCATCATCCCCTGCAATGTACGAACGAGCACACTTACTCTCTATGTAAAAAAACATATCCCACTGCAGAGG